CGTTGTTGAAAGTGATTATTTCTCCATTGTCTCCGCTAACCAAAGTATATGTGGTTCCTGTTTGTGCGTTGATTGCACTTGATGTTACCCTATATCCTGTGTTAGACGCAACTGTTCCGCTAAATGTGACACCACCAGACGCACTTAATCCACCACTAATTCCAAGCACACCATTTCCAGGTTCAACGCTGATTCCACTTGTTCCACCTGAAGCAATTCTTCCTGTTGCTCGGTCATGCTCCATACGCATGAAATCGTTGGCACTTGCTTGACCTGCTGAATACAGATATAGATTTGGATTGGCATGAACTGTATTTGGAACTCTTAAAGATGAGCCTTGGTATGCGTAGTCTATAAGAGCCAATGCACTACTGTAACCTGCTACTCCAGCAGGTAATCCTAGTTGCATGGTTTTGTAACTGCTGTTTACTACGGTTGTGCGGAATTTATACGCCTGATTTGAACCAAAAGCAAAGTCTACATCATTTCCTAGAACTAATGATGTATCCCACAGAATACCTGCGGTGTTTGTGGTATTATCGCTAGACTTTATGGTTCCAAATCTTGGACCAAATGTCCACGAAGTGAAATCCAAGTATACCCCATAAGCCGTGGAACTTGACGGAGCGGGCATAAAATCTATACGACCGTCTGTGGTATTACGAATAAACTCAGAGTTCTGTAGAGATATACTGCTTCGGAATGCCGCTGTGGCTCCGAATGTGATACCGCCTGCTGCGGATATGCCTGCGTTGAACGAATTCAGAGCGGTAAATGTGTTGGCTCCACCAACAGTTACGCCTGTAACCGCACCAGTCAACCCGTTGAATGCCGTAACAGCATCCGCAACTATTTCGTTCTGCACAAATGCTGTGGTTGCTACTTGAGTGTTGTTGGTTCCAACGGCGGGTGTTGGTGCGGTAACTGTTCCACTTAATGTAGCACCCGCTGCGGATATGCCTGCGTTGAACGAATTCAGAGCAGTAAATGTTTGAGCAAGTGAAAGCCCTGCTAGTGTAGTGGTCGCGGCTGGAAATGTTATAGATGTGTTGGCTCCAGTAAAACCTGGATTCCAATTCTGGGTTCTGGCTCCATTAAAGAACCCCAATGAATTTAATCCGTAGTCGCTGGTGTTTGTTCCGTCTTCAACCCTGTAATATACTCCAGTGCTGAACTCAGTTCCCGCAATTACTCCACTAGCAACTATATCTGTTGATACAGTAAGGCTATCAAAGGTTCCACCTGCACTAGACACACCTTGGGCAAACGACTGTAGAGCAGTAAATGTGTTTGCTGCCGATGTGGTCACGCCTCCAACTGCACCTGTCAACCCGTTAAACGAACTCACATAGTCGGTTGGAATATCGTAATACAGGGTTCCGTTATTGGTGAATGTCCACTTGTCTGTGGACTCGTTCCACAGGATTTGTGTGTTAGCGGATGTCCCACGCTCAATTTCAATGCCTGCGTTCTCTGTGGGAGTGCCTGTCACATTGGAATTAAGTGTGATGATGTTGTCTTCAATCAGCACAATCTCGCTGATGCTTGTGGTGACTCCACCGCTCACAGTCAGGTTGCCGTTCACATATAGGCTTCCGCCCACAGTCAGCCCACCGCTCACATAGGCAAAAGATGTGGTCAAGCCTGCGTTTAGAGTCTGTAGTCCCGTGAAAGTGTTGGCTCCAAGCGAAGCACCCGTGACTGCACCTGTGAGTCCGTTGAAAGACGAAACCCCTGTTACGGCTCCTGTGGCTCCGTTAAAGGTTGCCACATACGAGGCAGTTTTGCCCAAGAAAGCGGAAGATACCGCAGAGAAATAGTCCTTGACTGCACCGAGCGTGGGAATCTGATAATTCAATCCCGCAGCAATACCACCTGAAGCACCGCAAATACCAGCACCCACCCATACAGGGGTGTTTCCGCTACCTTTACCCATCCAAAAAGTATTGTTAGAGTAGTTGAAAACTGGTTCGGCTAGTGTTAGACCAGAAGCCGAAGTAGGGTTTCCTGTGCTCTTTTTGAGTGAAATCTCAATATCTGGCATGTAGTTCCTCTACAGTATTTAGGTCACTCTGTAACTGACAACACACCACCGTTTAGTGAAGTTATTGTTGCTGTGTCTCCTTTGTCACCCTGTGCTCCCCTTGATCCTCCAGGAGTGTAAAGAATTGCAAACTCTTCACCTTCATTGAATGCACCAGCGGTTGCGGATCCTTCTTGTCCGCTACTCCATGTGAACACATAACACGCAGTCTCTCCGCTATACGGCCCTATTCGTGTGATACTGGTAATTCTGTAAGCAGACACCAAGTTTCTCTCTACACTTTGAATGTACAGGTGTCCTTGATATCCTACTATACCTGTTGAGGGCAAAGCATCGAAAAATTCTAAAACATCAGAACGATCAACCCCGTGATAATCTATTGCAGGAACATAAAAAGAATTAGACCCACCACCTGGGGTGGCTATTGCGTAATTTCCTGATAGATATCCTGCACCGTAATTTATTCCATTGTTGGCAGACGGTCCTGTTCCGATAGCGGTGTACAGATAATGGAAACCAAATGCTCCTGTGGCTCCTTTTGGGCCAGTCGCTCCTGTGGCTCCTGTGGCTCCTGTTGATCCTTGTGATCCAGTCGGACCAGTTGGACCAACCTGTGTGTACATGACTTGTTGTGCGGTCAATATGACTGACGGAACAGCAGGAGCAGGAGCAGAGGCAGGAAGATATTGAATGGAAAGTCCTGTATCAGTTGTTTTCCATGCCAACTCAAGGTAATCGCCAGCGTTCACTTCCAACATGTAGTTCACGCTTCCGATGGCATGACCGTCCACTCCAGCGTGACTTGCAACAACGCTCCATCGGCTGTCGGTGTCTGCTACATTGCTTCCGTTTTTCTTCAGCCAAATGTCAACATCTTTAATTTGGTTGCCAGTGTTCACGAATTGCACAGAGTAGATGATGCTGTACACACCGCTGTGGGCAAAGTTTATTCTGCTGCTGTTAGAAATGGATACGCCGTTGGAATCAGGATCGGTGTTGTTCAGGGTGATTTGGTACTCTGTGTCAGCAAGAGTCGCAACCTGATCCTGTGTTGACCAGAACGATCCCCAATATCCCAAAGCACCGCCTGCACCTGTTGGGCCTGCTGGGCCTGTTGGGCCAGTTGAACCGTAGCCACCACCGCCCGTGATATTAACAATGAGTTTTCCGCCAACACCATTTTCTTTGGTGACGGAAACCCCACTACCTGTAAAGTTCAGTCCACGAACATCAGGAGTTACCTTTACTCCATCGTGGTATACAGCCACCTTGCCGCCACCACCTGTGGAGGCAAGCCATCCCATATCAGCAGCGGACACTTTTCCGCCACCAAGAATCTTCTTCAGGATTTTATCAAGACGGGCTTCATCAATTGCAACAGACTTTTCTTGGGCATCGTAAACAAGTGGAAACTTGGCAGACAGTAAACCACTATCGCCCTGCTCTCCCTTTTCTCCACGATCACCCTTGTCGCCCTTGTCTCCCTTTAGTCCTTTTTCGCCCGCTTTTCCTGCTTTGCCTTCTTTACCGTCCTTGCCGTCTTTCCCATTCTTTCCATCATTTCCCGCTCTTCCCTCACTACCTGGAATTCCAGGCTCTCCTCTAGCACCCTTCTCGCCTTTTTCACCACGAGGGCCAACTTCGCCACGCTCGCCACGATCACCTTTCTCGCCCTTTTCACCACGCTCGCCTGTATCGCCTTTATCGCCCTTCGGGCCTTGAATGCCTTGAATGCCTTGCTCACCTGTGTCTCCTTTATCGCCCTTGTCACCTTTTTCGCCCTGAACGCCTTGCTCGCCCTTGTCACCTGGCCATCCGTTCCATCCTGTTTCACCACGCTCACCCTTCTCTCCCCGTTCACCGCGTTCACCACGAATGCCCTGCTCACCCTGCTTCGGAACAATCGCAGCAATTTCTGAAAGCACAGTAGCCAGCCCCTTGCGGAACTCGGTGAACTGTGATTCCGTAATGTAAACAGGAGGTGTGGGTGGAGGAGTCCACTCTTCGCCTTCGCTGATAGTCACGGTTTTGGGGGCAGGAGCCACATGCTCAAACAGGGTGTCTACAACTCCCACATCCGCAGACAGCACAACGGCTCTTCCGTTTGGATCAAGAAAGCAGTGTTCTCCAATACCGTCACCAATTTTCAAAATATACGGGTTGTGTCCCACCGCTTCGGTTTGTGAAATATAGGTGAACCTGTCACCGATACGGTAGTCTGTGCCTTTTACCTTGTGTGTGAGTAGGAACTGTGCACCAAAGCCATAACGCCCCTCCGAAAACGGTAGGGGCTGCGGCTCGGGTGAGTCTTTAGGCTTTGAAAAGCGTTTAAACTGTTCCATCGTATTATGTAGGGAGTGTCGTTAGTGCCTTCCACGAGTGGGGGAACAGGGGTGCAATGATTTCAGAAATTGCACGGGCGTATTCCCGCACTTCCCATTGTGCGTGTGCGTCTATCCGTTGTGTGTAGATGCGGGCAAACGCAGACAGCGAACCTGTCCACCACCATTCAGTATAGGTTCCCTGTGGTAGAACCGCTCGTGCTTGTTCAGGAGCAACCCCACGAGCAAGCAGACGGTTGTACACATCAAGGGCTTCCAGCACAATCCGATTAAACATCTCGTCCATCTCTGCTACAAGGGGAACATCGTCCACGAAATTGCTGCTGCCCTGCTTGGCTCCGTCTGTGGGTGCTGATCGCCATTCAGGAGTGTAGAACTGCGGTTCGTCTGTGACATACCGACGAGACACTTCATTCTCGACCATTCCAATTTTATGTTTAAAAAGTTGTGTTCGCACAAAGATGGGAGCCTTGATCCGCAGGGTAATCTGTGGATGGGCAAACGGAGTCCAGTGCTTGTGTTTAGCCAAGTACGCAATCAGTTTTTCATCACGGGGCTGCAACTTTCGGGGAGTGTTTCCGCTCCAATGCGGTTCCCCTTCCCAATCACTGGCTTTGTTGAACGACACACGAGCAGCATTCACCACACTCAAATCGCTGCCCATATGATCCACATATTCCACATGACCACAGTTCAGCACAGAAATAAAGGTTTCACGAGTTTGCATAATTTTTATCCGTAGAATTCTTCGTCTTCGTTCTGATTGTTCTCTTCGTCTATATCTTCAATCTCATCCTTTTCCACTTCTTCCAGTTCAAATCCTTCAAGTTCCACACCTGTCAAGTCTTCTGCGTATTCAACCGCTCGCTTGTACAGTTCAGGATTTGTGGTTTTCAGATATTCCACAATAGCAAAAGCATATGCAATCACAGGATGTCGGAAACTTTCACCTTCGTCGTGATCTTCTTGATCCATTTTACACCTTCTTCCATTGACTCCATTTGAGTCGGGCTTCCATTCCGCTACACGAGTATCTATCAATCGCGTCTTGAATCTCTCGGCGGGACTTGCCTGAAAGAATCATGTCGTTAATATCTTTTTCTAGAATTCCATCACCCCACACGCAGACTTGGTAGCCCGCTTCAATGGCTTCTCGTGTGGCTTCAACAATTTCTCGGTTACGAGGCTCGTTGTCCAAAACAATAACCACATCTCGGAAACGACTAACCACATCTCCCACTTCGCTGCCAGCGAAAGCAATACCATTATCCAAAAACAAAGAGTCAAGCGGGCCTTCAGTAGCGTAAACTCGTCGTGAGTAATCAACCGTGTCGCCTCCAAAAAACATTCTACCGTCCTTGGCGAACTTCACAGTAATGTACCGTATGGCACTCTTGGAGCCACCAATGGCTCGTCCTTGCACTCCCAATAGTTCTCCGCTCTTGTTCAGGAACGGAATGACGATACGCTCGTCATTTGGGACGGTAGAATATGTAGGGTCGATACCCCGCACCCAATCACCAAATGAATGGCTAAAATATAGACGGTCGGTGTGTGGAAGCAGCCGACCCTCACAATATTTGCGAGCAGCGTGGTCTGCGTCTAATTCTGAAATACGCGGAAGACTTATCTTTATTGCTTTTCTTGCAATCACCGTCTCATCAGGCTTGGTGTAGTTGGAGTGTCCGTTCTCGCCACCACGCCATCGCTCTAGTGCGTACTCACGACACAGCACAGGAGCCACAATCTCCAAGAACTTGTACATGGTGTGACCAATACCGCAGTTGTGACACTTGTAGTAGAAGTCATTCTTCTTGGGAAAGAAAAATCCACGAGCCTTGTTTTTGTTTCGCTGTGAGTCTCCGCAAAGAGGACATCGACAGTTAGCCAAGTCAGAACCCTTCCACTTGAACTTCTGAAGTTGTGGAGACACCAAATTGATGTACTTCTTGTCAATGAGTGCAGACATTTAGAAATTCCAATCGCTTGCGTCCTTGCCACCACCAAACTTCTTGGCAAACTCACGCTTGCCGTATCCGCTGCCGAATCCTTCCTCGCCTGTGCTCTTGGCATCGGTCAAGTCTTCAAACTCTTCCTTCTTCACATCGTAGAACTTCATCTTGGCGTAGTTCAGCCCCACAATAAACTTCTTGTTTGCAGCCTTGGTGTTGTAGCGGTTCTTCAACTGCTTCACCATGATCTGCCCTGCCTTTTCCAATTCTTCAGTTGTGATGAGTGCTGCCATGAAGTCTGCGGTATGGGGCAGACCAAACGACTCTGAAGTATCGGTGAGTTCCACATCGGTGGACGAATATCCTGAACGGTTCACCTGTGTGGCAGTAAAGATGGGCACATTCCGCTCCATAGCAAGCCCACGAAGTTCTTCGGCAATAGCCTTGATGTAACTGTACGAGTTCACATTGCTGCCACCGCTCTTGAGACGAGCCGACGAACAGATGTTGATGTAATCAATAAACACAATGTCAGGCACGAAGCCCTTCTTTAGTTTGAGTTCGTCCATCAGCACACGGAAGTGGTTGGCATTAGCCACCGAAGTGGGATACTCCTTGATGATGAGTTTGCCGTTCACTCCCCGCGTGGACGCTTGCAGCCGCTTCTCGTACATCTCCAACGGCAAGTCATGGAGTTCGTCCATCGTGATGTCCATGATGTTTGCGTCAATGCGTTCTGCAATACGCTCTTCTGCCATTTCCAGTGTGACATACAGCACATTCTTGTTCTGCATGAGACAACACGCGGCATGGTGACACATGAACAGCGACTTGCCCACGCCTGTGCCTGCCATAATCACATTAAAAGTCTTGGGAGCCACGCCGCCCTTGGTGATGAGATTGAACATCTCCAAATCAAACGGAATCTTGTCCTCTTCACGGTGGAGCACTTCGTATCGGGACTCGTAGTTCTCAAGGTAATCGTGACCAATATTTGTATCAAAAGAAACTGCGAGTGCCTTGCTCAAAATATCAGGAAGAGCGTTGGGGGTACGCACCTTGTCCTTGCCGTCAATAATGTGAATGGATTCAAGAATTGCATTGTAAATGGCTTTGTCCTTGCAGAACTTTTCTGTGGTGTCCAACAGCCATTGGGTATCCTGCTTCTCGCCACGACACACAGCGTCTACCGTTTCCCTGCACCGCTTGATCTCGTCTTCTGTAAGAGCCTTATCGCCTTCCAAAGAGATAAGGAGGGCTTCCTTGGAGGGAACCCCCTTATACTTCTCAATGAATCCCTTGATCTCACGGAACACCGCACGATCAGGACGATTGGCGAAATACTCTTCCTGAAGAAATGGCACAGCCTTCTTGCAGAACTCGTCGTTGTTTAGGAGTCCTGCAATAACTGTCTGTTCAATCGTGCTCATTTATTCCTCCGATTCAGTTGCCTCACTCGGAACAGGCTCGTCCTTGCCGTAACAGAACTCTTTCTGCACAGCAACCTCAAGACGATCCATGACTTCTTTAGTGAAATACTTTTCAGGGTTCTTGATGATCTGTGACTCAAACGCAGTCTTTCCACCGCCCACATCCACCTTGGTAGACACCTTCTTGAATATATCGTACTTGATGGCAATGTCAAGCAGTCCGTAATACGGATTCAGTCCTGTGTCAAAGTTCAACTGGACATCCACCATCTTGTTTTCTTTGGTCTTGCGACTCTTGTAGGTCTTGCAATGGATGATGTTGCCCACAACCTCGTTGTCTACCTTGTCCTTCTTCTTGGACAGGTAGATGATGGTGGACGCAGCGTACTTCAGTCCTGCACCGCCACCCATCTCCTTGGTTGGCACATACGCACCCACCACATCGTAGGTGTGATTGGTCATAATCATGGGAATGCGAGCGTGTCCCAACTTGATGGTAAGGACGCGAAAAGCAGCCTTCACAACCTGTGCACGGGTCATGTCACGGGTGTTCTTACCTTCTGCGGTGTCGTTCATTTCCTTTTCGGTGCTCAACATGCCCAACGAGTCCAACACAATCATCATGCGTGGACGCTTGGCTTCGTCGGTTTCCAAGTACTTGTCAATAGCCGAAATGCACTGGTGGCGGAACTCTTCCACCGTTGCAACAGGTAGAACCGCAACCCGCTCACGGTCAATACCACGAGAATCCAACATCTCGCTTGTGATGGCTTGCTCGGAATCAAAGTACAGAACCATGTTCTTCTCGTCTGCATTCAGGAACTCACGAACCACATTGAGTGCAAAGTAGGTCTTGCCTGTGGCTTGCTCGCCTGCAAGTGCAATAATCTTGTTGTCAGGCAGACCGCCGTACAGAGAACCACTCACAAGAGCGTTGAACGAATACGAGCCTGTGGAGATGTACGATTGGGTATCGCTACCGTCCAAACCTTCAATAGCGATCTTGCCGTACTTGTTTCCCGAAGCCTTCAGAATGTCCTTTAGATTCATTTGCCTAATGCCTTTCGTTGTGTATCAATGGTTTCCATCTCACGGATGTACTGCTCAATCATAACCGAAGACGACGCTTTGTCAAGCATCAATCTCTTTACTTCATTCTGCAACCACTCCTTCCTCTCACGAAGGAGGTTGCAAATGTATGGCTTGTTGATTTCTATAATCACTTCTTTTGAACGATCCAACAATTTTCCATAGCGTTTCTAAAAATTACACTATTTCCAAACGCTTCATCTACGGCTTTTTTAGTTGATGGAAGAAGATAATCGTGACCAGCGATCAGTCCTCCTTTTCTAACTTTTGGAAGCCAAGCCGCAATATCAGCCTTGACTGGCTCATATTCATGGTCTGCATCTATGAAAACAATCTCTATTGATTCGTCTTCAAAATCTTTAGATGCTTCTACAGATGGTTTTCGTATTGGAGTAAAATGATCTTGTATAGGTTTGGTATTTGATAAAAACAAATCATACAATGTATCATTCATTACATTTGTTTCTTGTTGATGTTCTGCTGAACCTTTCCAAGTATCAACAGAGAAACAGTCTATATGCTTTCCAGAGTTTATCACTTCAACAACAAAAAATGAAATACTTCTACCTTTCCAAGATCCAACTTCTACGAATGTAGAATTATCGGGAAGAGCATTTACAAACTCCCTATACAATTCGGGATATGTAAACATGTTTTCGCCAAATGATTCATTTTGAAAAAAATGTTCCATTTTTATTTACTTTCAAGTAGTCAACTTGAGCGACGGAACTGCCATCTCCTTGGTGGGAACGACGAGTCCTGAACCAAAAGCACTGCTGTACTCGTTGGCTAGATCGTCCATTGGTTCTGCGGTAAACAGCACGGCATCAGCAGGAATATCAAATCCCTGATCCTGCTTTACGGAAGCCATCCACGGCACGATGGCAAGGCTAGCACCCTGACCACCACGACCGGGAACAGGAATCAACATGCACGGATTCTTTAGGGTGTATCCAGTAATATTCTCACCCGTGAACTTTTCAGTCACCTTTGAGATAATCTCTTCACCGCTACGCATCTTCAAAATTAGTGTTGCCATTTTCAAATCTCCATTGTAAGGGGTTACTGTATCTATGCTCAACTCAAACGAAAAGTGACTCTAAAGTATTCTCATACTCTGTTTTCCATCCCACAGCATTTGTAATACTGCGGAGCGGTTCAAGAAATGCTTTATCAAATTGCATTTCCCAATCCACATATTTGTGAAGTTCAAATTCTTGAGGCAGAGTGGTTGTGAAACCAATCACATGCTCGTGCAGCGGATTGGGAGTTCGCAAATAGATGAACTTAATCTTTTCTCCCTCGCCAATAATCCTGTACTTCTTATTTAACTTCTTGCCCCGCACCAAGTGGTTGTGGAGCAGTGCTGCCTTGACCGCAATAGGTGTGGATTTACGATATACCGCTTGGGGGTCACGATATTCAGACATTCCGTTTACTGATCGCGGGAATGCCATTGATTCAGGAGGCAGGGCTTTGAATTCTTCACGGGTTGATTTCACAAATGCCTGTAGAGTAGCCTCGTCCTTTAGCAGCACCATTTCAATGGATTTCTTTAGAACCTTACGCACCCACGCAGGAGTGCTGGAACGAGTGGTTTCAATACCCATGATCTTGAACTTGGGAGTCTTGTACTGAACGCCTTCGCTGTTCCATACGGAAAGCATATACCGCTTCTTGGCAGTCCACACGCCCTTCTGTGCAATCACTTCTCGCCCCATGAACATCTTGTTGGCATACGCATTCATCACATTAGCCAACATGGCAAACTCCTTGTCAATGAACGGTTGGAGCAACCGCTCACAGAACTTGTCCAAGAAGTCCACAACCTTTTCAGGATCGTGTTCGCCCTTGAACGACTGCTTGACTGCTTCACCCAACCGCAGATACACAGAGTCGGTGTCGCTGGCAATCACATAGTCCTGCCCTTCAGTCTTGAATATCTTGTTCAGATACCTGTTGAGTGCTTCACCAATCCATTGAATACTCAACTGCCCTGACAGGGTGATAGCCTCTGCAAGTGCCACATCAAAGAATCGGAAATACTCGTTGCCGATGGCTCCGTATGCAGAGTTCAACTGAATCTTTCGCACCATCTGAAAGTTCTTGTACTTGGAGATGTCGTATTCAATGGCTTTCCGCTTGCTTGCGGGAGCGTCAGCGGGAAGTGCTTCCAACTCCTTCTGCTTGTCCAACATCAGCCCCTTGAACCGCTTGCGTTCCTCGTACATCTTTTCCATGAGTTCAGGCAGGAAGCCGTGACGATCCTTTCGGAACGCTACGCCGTTGGCAGCAATAGACAGGTTGCTCCGCTTGCCGTCATTCAAGTATTCCGCAGGATCAAGGAATGTTGTAACAGGCTCGCCGCGATTCCTACTCAAGATGGAGTCTGGACTGATGTTGTTCCGCTTCCATATGGGATTAGGGTCTTTGGTTTCAGGTGAAATATTGTACTGCATGATAAGGTGGGGATACAGGGAGTTCAAGTCGAAACTCACCACCCAATCGTGCATTCCCACCAGCGGGTCTTTCACATACGCACCCGCGTACTGCTCTTTCTTCTCTGCTTCACGCTTCTGCGGAACCACCATGCCCTTGTTCATCAGGTGATGGTGGATAATGGCATCCCATGTACGAACTTGGGAAAACACATCCTCAAAGTTTACACGAGCCGAATACGCAAGGGCTACGGCTAGATCAAGCAGTTTCAGTTTCTCTTCCAGTTTGGCAACCAGTTCCACATCCTTGTAGTTGTACTCCATGAACTTTTGAAAGTTCTGTGTGTAGAACTCCTGAAGAGTGTCGTATTCGCTATACGAAACCTTTTCCTCGCCCAACTCCACCGAACAGATGTGGTTGAGAGAATACGATTCCTGCTTCACATAGGTGAACTTCATGTACAGTTCCAAGTAGTCAAGCACAGACACGCCTGCAATGGTGAACACCCGCTGATCGCGTCCCATTCGATTCACGGTGGTTTCACGCAACCGCCCCCACGGGGACAGGGCATTAGCCCACTCGTCTGCGATGGCATTCATGCGAGCCACCATGTACGGAATATCGAAGAAGCGGATGTTCCACCCTGTCACAATGTCAGGGTCTTCGTGCTTCCAAATCTCCACGAAGCGTCGGAGCAGGGCTTCTTCGTCTGTAAAGCATTCGGCTTCCACGCCTTGGAGCGTGAAGTCCCCAAGCCCAAGCACATAGGTCTTGCTGCCCACAGTCAGGGTAATAGCAATGATGCGTTCGGTTGGCGAATCAGGAGACGGGAAACCTCCGTCACACGAAGTCTCAATGTCTAGGTACGCCACACGCAGACGGGAGAAATCGTAGTCCACTTCGTGTGGAAACTCCTTATACAAGTACTGATATACGAAACTGGTATTGCCGTATATCTCAAAGTTGCTTACATCCTTGTATTGGTCGATGAACTCACGAGCCTCGTGAACCGTGTCAAACTGAACAGGTTCAACAGGAGTGCCGTAGATGGTTGTGAGTCCTGTGGGTTCTTTGGATTTGATGTACAGCGTTGGGCAGAACGGAATGGCTTCGTGTACACGACACCCGTTTCGCCATCCGCGATACAGCACATTCTTGCCACGAAGATCAACGCTTGTATAGAAGTCCATTATCTCTCCACCATTGCGATCCAGTCCTGATGAACCAAGTCCTTGCCATCATACCCGCGACCAAGGTTCTTTGTCAAGTCCCACATCACCTTGTCGCCTATTTTAATGTCTTCGGTGAGATCGGGGCCAATATCCACAACCTCTCCCCAAACCATTTTACAAGTAACTTTTTCAGTATAAATGATTCCTGCTTCGGTGGTCTTCTGCCCGCCGAGTTTGGTTGCGACCAGTACCCATTTTCCGATTGGCTTTAGTTTCTTTTTCATTTGTATCCGTATTTCTTAAGTTCGTTTTCGTACCATTCAAAAAACTCTTGATCTTCTTTCAACTTCTTTTTTTCTTCTTTTTGAATTCGTTTTTCGTGTAACTCTGGATTTTTAGTATAACAATCAGGTAGATTAAATCTGTAAAAATCTTCCTTGATTATCTTGCCCCTATTACTTTTTCTTTTCTTTTTCATTGCAGCATTCCTTCTAAAGTATTAGGGACTTCTTCAGTAATTCGTGCTTCCGCGAGTTTCACATATTCAGGATTGAGTTCTGTGCCGATGTAGTTTCGTCCGTGAGTAAGAGCCACCACAGCCGTTGTACCGCTGCCTGTGAACGGGTCAAACACCGTGCCACCGGCAGGGCATCCTGCCAAAACACACGGCTCAATCAAGTCCTTCGGGTAGGTAGCGAAGTGTGCACCCTTGTATGCCTTGGTTGTCACCGTCCACACCGAACGCTTGTTTCGCTTGCCGTCTGCTGCCCATACGCGATCAGGTTCAAGTGCAGGATCACGAGCACCCTTGTCTTCAGGTTGTGTGCGGTTCTTGTTGCCCGGTGCGTGAGGCTTGCCCACAGCGGCTTCCTTGACTGCTTCGTGATCGTAGTAGTACTTGGGCTGCTTGGTCAACATGAAAATGTATTCATGCGAACGGGTACACCTGTCTGTGACGCTTTCAGGCATGGGGTTGGGCTTGTTCCAAATAATGTCTTGACGCAGATACCACCCGTCTGCTTGGAGTGCAAGAGCAACCCGCCACGGAATGCCAATCAAATCCTTGTGCTTTAGCCCTTCACGCTTGGCTCCTGCCTTGCCCTTTTGAGACACGCCCTTGTAGCCTTCAGCGTACTTGATCTTGCCGTATGCAGGGGTGTCTCCACCCATCTTACGCAACTGCTCCATGCCTCCGCTTGTGGTGGCATACGAGTCGCCAAGATTCAACCACAAGGTTCCGTCGTCTCGCAGAATGCGACGAACCTCACGGAACACCTCCACCATCTTCTGTACATACTGCTCGGGGGTTTCTTCGTGTCCAATCTCAGCGAGTTCAAAAAACTGAATAAGATCATCTGGTATATCAGACCTATTGTATATCATACCAAAAACTCTTTCTGTGTATTTTGTTTTGAATGTATCCAATGGTGGCATATCTCACAAACCAAAGCAAGATTATCAATATCTGTTCTCAATTCAACTGATTCACTAAAGGGTTTTATGTGGTGTATATGGAAAGGAACATCTTCTGCTTCGCATTTGTGTATTCCACATCTCCTGCAACATGAACCATCACGATTCCAAACAGCACGACATGCTCCTTTCCATTCCTTACTTGTATAAAAAGCCTGCCGCTCGGGTGTTACTCCACCTTTCCAGTTTGGATTCAGTTCACCCCTCTTATTCCACATGGGATTATCTGCACCATATACTCCCCAGTGTTTTATTGCTCTTGCTTCAGATGTGTTTCGTGACCGTATTTGATGCTTTCGTATCCAATGACGAACAGCGGGTTCAGATACGCCCATTTCAGTTGCTATTTCTTGCATAGATCGTTTCTTTGACAAATACTGTTCTTCAAGCCATTGCTTGTCCCAAAGTCTAGTAGGATGTCTCCAATGACTGCCTTTCTTAAAGGTTCCGTCTGTTTTTCTTTGTTGGTGCATATATTTCCCTCCATACTATGTATAGAGAATCACTCCAAAATATGGCTAATACCTCTATTTTTTAGTTCGGTCAACACATATTCCACTTGTTCTGGTGTCAAATCCTCACGAAGTTTTACTCCATCAGGCAAATATGAGCGTAGTGCGAAATACGGTGGTGATGTAATGACCGTGTGTACACAGCCATCAGGCAGAGTCTTCATGCCTGCTATGCAATCAGCACAGATGATTTTGTAGCGTTCCGTTTCCATTATTTTTTTCTCCAAGTTTTTGAAATGCTGATTCACGCAATAACAATTCCTGCTTCCACTCGTCTACCCATCTCATCATAGCCTCTCGGATGAACTGGTGGGGGTTGGCGTTGGCTAGGTCTATGACTGATTTAAGTGTTACCCTAAAGGCAACAATATCCGCTTCCTCTTTAGTTGAGTAAACCCCAAAATAAGTATCTTTGCCGTTCTTCCACACCCTAGCCTGCCAAGGCTTTTTTCTTTTTTTATAATAGCCAATACTTCCAAGTTTGGTAGCGGATGGTTTAAACACACTATTCTCTCTACGGGTCAGAAAGCAGCAGGTATCAGGGCCGTAGACTTTATTGCCCTTCACTAGCAAGTCTTTGTCTATTTGTAAATCCTGCCAATCTGTTTGTGGTTGAGTATCCACCCACTCCTTGAACTTTGAAAATCTATGCCAATCGGGGTGAACCGTGCATCCAATATAGTTCTTTGCTTTAACATGTTTTGGATTGTAACACCTATCAAACATTTTTTTCCATACACCATAGTGCGGGGTTACAACCAGTTTACCATTTTCCAAACGCTGGGTGGCGGCATCCACATCATTATAACCGACACCACAAACCAATATCTTGCCTCTATGACGATTAGTTCCCATCACTTGCCCCTTTCTTTTGGATACGGCTTGGGTGGATTTCGCTCTTCAAACTCCCGTCTCAACTTCTTGGTTTCGGCTTTGGTTGCACCCAACACAAAAGCGTACTTGTGTTTGCTTGGCATCTGAATCTTTTGAGACTCGCTCTGTTTCTTTTTGCTGTGTGCACGGAGTTGGGCTTCCACTTCCGCAGGCACATTCTCCCACAGCATACGCTGATCGTTGTTCCAATCCCGTTGCCACTTGATGCCCAACTCTTTGGCGTACTTCTTGTACGCACTACGCACACGGAAGAAGCGGTCACTCACAACCTTGCCTGTGTACGGATTGATGTACCGTGTGGTGGTTCCTGACTCCTGCCCCAAGTAGTACCAGTTACACGCTTGGTAGATGGTTCCCAACTCTTTTGCGGTAGGATCAGAGTACGCGGTGAACAGGCGATACGGTGTATTCTTCACCATCCACCCGCAGCACCACATCAGGAACGAACTTGCAAGATTCTTGGGACTCCACGACACACACGCACCACGGCTAACCAATCGCTCAATGGTTTTGGTGTCTTCGCCCAACAGTTTAGAAAATGCGTTGGGCATATTCATCAGGATGACTCCTGCCATGATGTCCTTGCCCACCAAGCCTTGATGTGGATCGTGGTAGTACGCACCAAACCAATGGGTAGTGTATTGTGACAGATTACCCAACCACTCGTGCCGTTTGATGAACGCTACTGCTTGGGCACGGTCTTCAGGGGAATTGAGTGGGCGGAATACAAAATCAGAAACCCGAAGTGCCTGTGCAGCATCTTCGGTTAGTCCTGCGGCTTTCAGATCGTCTTCACGGTTACGGAGACGAATATCGTATTGCCAACAGTGGTCTTTGTTGTATTCCCGCAGACACGGGTTTTCTGTTTCACTCATACCATGTTCACAAGTTTTTCTCTCATACTTTCCAAACGACGAAGAAACGCAGTCTTGACTCGTTCATCGGTGAGTCCTTCTGCAATAATGTTTCCTCTTCTAGTCTTCTCTTCTAGGTAGGCGTTCTGTGCTTCTTCTTTGGTATAAAAATATTTGACCCACTTATCGTTTCTGCTTCCTGATCCACAAGTTGCTCGCCACGGCTTCTTTCTGTTTGGGAAGTATCGTACTCCAACATCTTCTGTCATTTTTTGATAGAAGAAATTGTTTACTACCTTTGGAACCAGCAAACAAGTCTCTGGGCCATACACACGGTTTCCCTCAACCAACAGGTCTTTATCTAATTCGTAATCTTCGTGCTGCCAATCGGAGGGCTGTTCTAGAACCCATTTCCTAAATCCAGAAAAACTAACCCACTCGGGTGCAACAGAGCATCCAATATACGCTTTGTTGTAGTTCAGTTTCTTGGAACCGTAGCAGCGGTGCAACATGGATTTCCACATGCTGTAGATTGGGCACAGAACTTGCTTTCCATTTATCCTGCCTGCAACAACATAGGTTGCGTCGTTTATACCAACGCCATATACCAGTTTAGGATTCTTGTTCTTGTTGAATGCCATGTTTAAATCATAAAAAGAGCAAGGGGACTTTCACTTTCCTGCGTATTCTTTATGCCGTCCACGAAGGCATTGAATGAATACTTGGAACTTAATTCTGTGTGACGATCTGTTCCGTAAGTAATCAGCGGGCAGAAAAAATCGTACACACCATTATTTACCATGCTTTCAAACGCTTGAAGCGTCTTGTCAAATATTTTTTTGTTGTATGTGGATTCGTGGCGAACCACAAAAACCATTATGTACCCCAATTTGTAATGGGGAGACATGTGCTTCAAATCTATAGCAGCACCGATTGCCTCTTCTATTCGATGGTTAAGACTAGGACAGCCTCCTGAATTTTCTTTAACCAAACTGTCCGACATGCTTTTGTATTCTATGGCAACAGACTTGCTTGGGAAATGTAAGTCCCATTTCTTTGTGCCTTTGTATTTGGTCTTGAGTTTGGCTTCAGGAAATCCTGCACACCCGACCTGTTGAATGAGCAGATTGTTCAAGGCAGAAAAATGCTTGTTCGCAGATATAGTTTTCTGCGAATCGCAATTCAGCCAATACTCATTCAAAAAACAAAGACTCATAGTTTAGACTTAATTTTCTTCCAATATCCAACCGTCTTGGCGTTCTTGTAACCGATTGGGCCTCCGTTATGAATACGAGCCAACTGCTCCACGCTTGCACCCTTCGGAGCGTAGCGACACCAATACGCCCACACAATCCGTTCGGAGTACGCCTTGTCCATGCAGTCGCGGTACGAGCCGCCGATGGACGGATCGTATTCCACAGCGTCACGCCAATACGAGTACCAAATCTGATACGGGCCAATCGCCTTGCCACCGTCACCAATCAGATTCTTGCCACGCCCCGATTCAACGGTGTACATGGCATCCAACAGGCGGTCTGTGGAGACAGAGGGCGGAACCGCAAGAGCAGCAGTCGCAATCAATGCAGCAATCACAGGAGAATCCTTTCACGGCATTCAAGTAGTGCCAAATCTTTTGCTTTGGCTTCAAGCATGACATCGTATTCACGCACAGGATCAAGAAGCGGTATCTCTCCCTTTATGTAGTCCGAGTGGGCTTGAGGACGAGCACCGTCACGAGATTCTGAATAGTGCACTTTAGGAATTTCACAGAACCCGTCCCAAGTACTGAATGCCATCTTGGCAGCGTCTTCAAGACTTTCACGCTGACAGAAGCGGTGGTGGTGCACATCCAACACCAACTTCAAGCGTTCACAACGCGACCACAGGATTTCGTACAGATCGCTCATGCTCCACATGGAAGCCTTGTCGTCGTTCTCCACCGTTAGGCGAGCCTGCACACGGGGAGAACACTCGCGGAACCTGTCCACGAATCGTTTAGCCGCATCAGTCTTCTCGCCGTAAGTGCCACCCACATGAATATTGATGGCAAACTCGTCACCGTATCCCAACAGGTCTGCAAGCAGGGAGTGCATTTCTAGACACAGAATGCTCTTGTCTGCCACATCGTGATCGGGAGAAGCCAAACAGGTGTACGGGCCAGGGTGGCACGACAGCCGCATACCTTCGCTCTTGGCGTACCGACCTGCGGCAGCAAGGTTTGCGGTAACGGCTTCGTAGTGGTGTAGTGCTAGATCGTGCAGGGTGTACTGTAGGGTGGGATGATCCATGAACGGAAACACACCGCTCCCAATACGGAAGAACCGAATTCCATTTGCGGCATTCCATTGCAGAATAGGCAAAAGGTCTTCGGTATTGCGAACGGCGAGTTCTCCCACACGCTCAAGGGTAAACCTGTCCATACGAAGAGTACGGTCGGTGAGCAACCGATCTTTGAGTTTGCGTCCCCGTGCAAGGGACAAGTTTTGACAGGCATAGCCAAGATGGCGGATCATGCCCACAGTATACCACAGGGATGAGAGTTGTCAAGACGGAGGTTGAATATTTGACACAATATCAAATGTTCCGTTGTTCCATATTTGAATTTGGTCAGAGCGGAAGTGCCGTATATTTCCGTTCTCAAGCACAACGGTGAATACATCATTTTCCCATGTGCCACCGTCACGAACATACCAAATATACCCGTCGCCTAGTGGCGTGTGTACGGGTACTGGATTTTTGAATTCGTGAAACATTTCACTTCGCGTCTTTATCTTTCAAGTACGCAGCCAGCAGCACCATGTAGTTGATGACATCCACACATGTGTCCATGAACGACTCGTCCCGCACATTCATCTTGCCTGCGTGAATGAACGAAGACAGGCGGCTCATCTTGTCGGTGAGACGCACCATGAAGCCTTGCTCCGTCTTGCAGATGCCCATTGCTTCCACACGGGTAAAGTTGGCAAACGGCTCAACCCCTTCCTTGCCTGCGTAGTCACGGTTCTTCAGGCTCATCAGGTCACGAGCAGCCTTGCATAGTTCTGCATGAAATGCTAGTAGTTCATCTCGGGTCATGTGCCGACTCCTGTGCTGCCAAATCCACCGTTACGGGTATCACGCTGCGGACGATCCGCAACCCATTGAATGTTTGTGGGCACACACCGCACAAGTTCACCCTGACACAGCCGCATGTTGTCGGTGATAAGGATTTCTCGTGCTCCGCTGCCGCTGCTGATGTTGCTCACCATGACCAGCAGTTCGTTGGTGTAATCGTGGTCAATCACGCCTTCGGAATTGGTTAGCACTAGCCCGTTCTTGAGTGCTAGCCCGCTGCGAGCGTGTAGACGCACCGAATAGCCCACAGGAATGTCTAGAATCAGCCCTGTGGGAACAAGGACACGCTGACCGGGAAACACCCAAATCTTGCGTTCGCAGTTGGTGGTATCCACCTTTTTCTGTTCTGATACCCCTGTTGTGCCTTCGTAGTAGGCAATGTGTTCAGGATGCAGCCGTGCGTGAATGTCGAAACACGCAGAACCTTCGGTTGCAAACTTGGGCAGTACCGGATTTGTTTGGGGAATGGCGTAAACGCCTAGCGTTTGTATAGTATCATACATGACGAATCTCCTTTGGGTGGAGTATACACGAGATTATAAAAGTGTCAACCAGTTTGTTTGTAAACGGCAGTTCCCTGTGAGTATTTTAGAATTATTCCGTTACCGTTTTCGGTCTTGTATATCACATTATTTTTTGATGTGTTTATGACTAGACCGTTTGGTTTGGGTCGCAGTTTGTAAAGGGATGGCTGCTTGACAACCAGTTTGTTCTTGGAGGTCTTTACCCGCTCATCAAGATTGGCAGTTACTTGAAATGACGGTTCTTTTATTTTTAGTTTGTAGATCATCGCACCACTTTATCAGTAACAACAAATCGACCTGTTAGGAGTTCATTTACGGTTGCCCCTTGCATGAGATCAAACCCATAGACCCAAGTGCCCACAGGAACCTTGCCCATCGTGGTGTAGTCTATGTTGAGACGGATTCCGCCCGTGAACACACCACCAGTTTCACCGCAATTCAGATAGATTCCACCTGTGCCTGCAACGCCCGGAGATGTCCAAGTCACACCGTTCTTCAGCGTAGCACCTTCAAGATAGTCTCCAGTGCTGCCGCCTCCTGTGACACCGCTGACCGTTGCATCCAAATACTTGTACAGATTTGCGGTGTTGGGACGAACCTGAAAACGAGCAGTATAGCCTGTAAGGTTTACGGCATTTCCATTGGTGTCATAATACTCCACATGGAAATTAAGTGTCTCGTCCTGCTTGGCGTAGATGTCGTAGTTTGCTGCGGGCATTACTTCTTTCTCTCCTTGAAGCGATTCGCTCTAGGAGGTATGTATGCAGACTTCGGTTGTTGCTTTTGTTCAATTGGTTTAATACTTTGCTGCTGTGCCTGCATTTGGGCTTGCATCTGCTGCATCTCTGCTAGTTTTTGTGCATACGCCTGATGATTTTTCCTAACTCGTTCCACCTCTGATGGCGGCAGACGGTTCTCCTTTAGAAGCATTTCACAAGCAGCATATCCGCTTCTGTAATCGTGGGTGTAGAACGCTGTAGCCCCTAGTTCATCCAAAGCCATCCACTTGTACACATTAGTGTCTATGAACAAGATGTCCTGCTGTGGATACGGAATTTGGGCGGCTTCCTTGGCAAACATATAAGCCGCACGAGGTCTGTTCATCATTCGTAGACTTCGTGCGATGGCATGGAGAGGTTCGGCACGGCACGGGCGGTAGTCGTAAGCGTCCAGCAACTTCTGCTGAATCACGGGCCACTCCTTCTCCTGTGCCATAGCAATCAGAGCCACGCGGAACAAGGAGTAGTAGCATTCTTCTTCCCATCCACCCATTTCTACCCGCTTGTAGTACGCTTCAGTAGCCTTGTCCCATTGCTGAGAATCAAAGTACGACTGTGCAAGGTAGAACTGATACCGTGAGTTGTTTGGTTCGGTCTTCAGGGCTTCAAGCAGGGTTTCTGCGTCCTTGGAATACTTTTCCACCTGTGTCACATTTACATTACGGTGTCCAAGTGTGCGAGCCTCTAGATGGTAGTTGCCTTCAATCTTTTCCTGATGGAGCGGCTGCTTGTCACAATGTGCGTACTCGTGCAGCACACCAATGTACTTCCAACCGATTCCTGTCTTGAAGATTTGATTACGCCACCAAATGCACTGGTCGCGTCCACACTTGAGTGCGTAACCGTCAGCAGTCATGTTCTTTCCGTTTGGGAACTTGAAGTCGCCAACAATCTTGTCATCAGCGTCAATCATCCAAGCGTAGTCTGCCTTACCATCGCATAGGGCTAGGGCTTCGCTTCGGTTGTGACCAAAACTGATCCACGGCTTCTCAATCAGTTCGCCGGGAATGCCCTTCTCCGCAAAGTATTTCTTGATGAGTTCTTGTGTACCGTCTGTGGAACCAGTATCAACAATCACCCAATAGTCGATGTATTTGTGGATAGAATCCAAGCATTCATGGATGATGTGAGTTTCGTTTTTTACGATCATTGAGAGGCATACTGTAGACATTCACGGTTCTCCTTGTCCTGTTATTTATGCTGGCTAATCCAGTCTTCAAGACGAACTTGTGGATTCCACCCAAGTTCTCTATTTGCTTTTGAACAATCTGCTAGAGAATTTCTGACTTCACCTATTCTTGGAGGTAGATGATAAACCTCTCCACCTATGAGTTCAGCAACACGATTAACCGAATAGTTTTTTCCGCATCCGATGTTATATGCCTCTCCCCAATTACGGCGATTGAAAGGCAAAACGGTAGACGCTTTAATATTTGCGTCAACCACATCAGACACATGCACAAAATCTCTACGCTGTTCTCCATCACCAACCACAGTTAAAGGGCTGTGATTCTTTACTTGATTTAGAAATATTCCAATAACAGGAGCATATTGACCTTTTGATGGTTGTCTCTCGCCGTAAACATTGAAATAGCGAAGACAGACAGTTTCCAAACCGTACAGATTGGAATACATCTTGCACAGGTCTTCTCCCATACTTTTTGACAGAGCGTATCCGTTTAAACAACTTCTAGGCTGTGTTTCATCTGTTGGAACACTTTCACACAACCCATACACAGAGGCACTGGAAGAGAAAACAAATCGTTTTACTCTTTTTTCTTTACAACATTGTAGAACGGTGGCTGTCCCTACCACATTATTTTTTATTGTGCTAGTGGGATCAGTTATACAAGACTGTATGCTAGAGTCTGCTGCCATATGAAATACCACATCAACTCCATCATACAAATCCAAGGTGGCTGCATAATCGCAAACATCTATTTTATAGTTTTCTGCACCGCTGTTCCATCGTGGAGCAGACCCATTAGTTGATGTTTCGTTGTCTAAAACCACAACGCGATTTCCTTCGGAAACCAAACGATCAACCAAATGCGAGCCTATGAATCCCGC